ATTCAGTATATCGTACAAAATGCTGGTGGAAGAGTTACCAATTGGCACGAGGATTCTGGATATACTGGCGCGTTTCAATTGTGCACTAGCGCAGACCGTACTTGGATTCACGCCGACAGTTTCAATACTTGGGCAGGTGTTTGCTATTTGACGCCAAATGCTCCAATATCTGGTGGTACAGCATTGTATCGTTATAAAGAAACTGGTGAGTATGCTCGTACAGACAATACTGCTCCATACTTGGATGGCTACGATTACACCAAGTGGGAACAAACAGATTATGTTGCAAACAAATATAATCGCATTGTGCTATATCGCGGCAATCTATACCACGCTTCTGTAGATTACTTTGGCAACAATATGGAAACTGGTCGTTTGTTCCAAACATTCTTCTTTAGTACAGAATATTGATGAAAATCCTCCACGTTATATTTTCTTGCAATCGAATCCAATATCTAACAAAGACGTTAGATTCATTGAAGAATCTAGATTATGGTAATCACCAAATCGATAAACTAATTATCGACGACTATCCACGCACTCGTAATGATGCGATCTTTGATCTCCTCTGTAAGGTGCATGGTTTTAATTCACTGCTGCAGCCAGATAATCTTGGGCTATCGGTCACTTGGTCAAACTTCTTTAATTTTCTTAAGAATACCGACTATGACTATATTCTGCATCAAGAGGACGATGTCGTATTACTCGAACCGATTAAAGTAGATGATCTTATTCAAGTTCTTGAATCGGATATGAACATGGCGTCAGTAGTCTTGCAGCGTCAGCCATGGTATTTCCATGAAACAGAACCAAAGATTGAAAAAGATGATACGAAATTCGGTAATTTCTACTATTCTAAAAACACTAAAACCTTTCCAATCATATTCTCTTTATATCGTCGAAATATTATTAATTATCCGTTCCAGGATTACTGGAAGTTCACGATCAATGAGGGGATGATTATGGTTTATTTGCATTGGTTCCATAAGATGTATTCGGCGACTCTAAAAAACGATCAGGGCAAGAATATTATCGAACATATCGGAGAACTGACGACAGGGAAACGTATCCTCGAAGGAGAACCAAACTGGGAACAGTTTGCTCATATGGACCCAAATAAGGTCTATAGTTCTCGAAATGGGTCGCCAATCGAATAATTGCTAAATAATAGGGTAATTATCCTCGAGGCTACAATGGCAAAACCTACCAATCGCACAGAACTCAAAGACTATTGCCTCCGCAAACTCGGTTTCCCAGTCATTGATATCAATATCGACGACGATCAAGTAGACGATCGTATCGACGATGCATTGTACATGTATGAGCAATACCACTTTGATGGTACAGAAAAGACATATCTTGCACATAAATTAACCAACGCAGATATTCTAAACAGATACGTTAAAGTCGCTGATTGTATTATCGGCGTTTCTAGAGTATTACCGTACAGCGGAACGTCAACAGCATCGACGTCATCGGCTGGATTTAACATGTTTGATATCAATTATCAATTGCGTTTGAACGACTTTTATAATCTCACCTCGTCATCATATACTTACTATGTGATTGCTCGTGAGCATTTGGCAATGCTCGATATGATCATTACTGGCGAAACGCCATTTAATTTCGATAAGAAAACTGGCAAGGTTCATGCAATCACCGATTGGGGTGGAAAATACCAGGCTGGCAATTATATGCTTTTCGAAGCCCATCGCGTTGTTGATCCAGAAACTTATGAAAAGATTTTCAACGATATTTGGCTCAAGGAATATACTACTGCTCTAATTAAACAGCAGTGGGGCACTAACCTGAAGAAATATGGTAACTATGTTCTTCCTGGTGGATTGATCATCAACGGTCAGCAAATTTATGACGAAGCATCTGCCGAAGTTGAGAAACTAGAAGTCAAACTCCGCGATACTTACGAAGAACCATCTCAATTCCTAGTAGGATAAAATGGGAACATCAGTATACTTCAATAACCAACGCGCCAGCGTTGAACAACAACTTCTTGAAGACTTGATCATTGAGTCTATTCGAAATCATGGTATCGATGTGTATTACATCCCAAGAGATTCGCAATCTTCAACAGATGAATTATTTGGTGATGACCCAGTTAAAACATTTAAAACGGCAATCAAGTTAGAAGTTTATCTTGAGTCATTTAGAGACTACGAAGGCAATAAAGAATTTTTCTCCAAATTTGGATTGCAAATTGCTGAAACTGCAAGACTATGCATTGCAAGAAGAACATTTGAGCGTCTAGTAACAAAACAATTTCCAAATACACACCACACGCCAAAAGAAGGCGACTTGTTGTATCTACCAATTCAATATAAGTTAATGGAAATTAAATTTGTTGAAGATGAAAAGAACTTCTTCCAGTTGGGTCGCGATTCTAGAAATCCGTATATGTATGGATTGACAGTCGAAGCATTCAAGTATAACGGCGAGTTGCTTCAAACTGGTGTTGATGAAATTGATCGTATTGCTGATATTCAAGCATTTGGCGTTGAGCATACTATGGTTGCTGGTGGCACTGGAACATTTAGTAAGTTCGAATGGGCATATCAAGGAACATCATTAACAAATTCTACTGCACGCGCTATGGTCGCAAATTGGGATAAACCAGGACTCAAGTTGCATCTAAGAAATATTCGTGGTGAGTTCTTAGCAAATACAGTCATCAAGGGCAATTCTAGTGGTGCTGTTTGGAATCTTGCAAGTTATAACTTTATGCAAAATATCAATAAAGAAAGCATTGAAGATAATGTTCGTATTGAAACAGAAGCGGATAATTTCCTTGACTTCTCTGAACACAACCCATTCGGTGAACCATAATGTTAGGTGACGTACACTTTTATTATCGCATCACTAGAAAGATGGTCGTGCTATTCGGCACGATGTTCAACAATCTTAAATTGTACCGATATAACAAAGCAGGTACGGTTGAACTTGAGCGAATTACTGTTCCGCTTTCATATATTGCAAAAGAAAAGTTCTACCAACGCATTACTCAAGACCCTGAGTTGACCAAAGAAACAGAAATTACTTTGCCAAGAATGGGCTTTGAATTGACTGATATTACTTACGACCCATTGCGCAAACAAAGCATTTATAATAGTCAGTTTGCTCCAGGCACAACAAACAATACTGCAAAGTCATTGCTTGCAACGCCATATAACTTTCAGTTTACTTTAAGCATTTATGCAAGAAATACTGAAGACGGTACACAAATCGTAGAACAAATTCTTCCGTATTTCAACCCAGACTTCACATTGAGTGTTGCGCTTACGGACATTCCAACACTTAAAACAGATATTCCAATTATTCTCGAGAGTATTACATACCAATCTGATTCTGAAGGATCGCCAGAAAATGTTCGCGTTCTAACATGGACGCTTGTGTTTACTGTTAAAGGATATATGTACGGTCCATCAACCACGATTAATCTTATTCAGCAATCAACAGCCAACACATTTAGTTATGAAACATCTGGTATTGGTTCTAAATCAATTCAAATGTCTGGCGGCAATGGTAGAAACTATCAAGTCGGTGAACTGGTTTATGAAGGACCATCTGTCTCAACAGCAAATGCTGCTGCATTTGTTGATCGTTGGGATAGCACCTCAGATATTCTAACAATCAGTGAAATTAAAGGCATTATCAAAGTCGGTAAAGAATTGCGCGGTGCGATCACTGGTGCTACATATAATATCGGTTCCTTTATTATCAACAACAGTCAATTATCGCAAGTTACTGTGGTCCCAAATCCATTAGGCGCAAATGCTAATGATGACTTTGGTTATACTGAAACAATTGAAGAAGCACCAAATATTGTATGAGTGAAGTAGATAAAAATCTTGCAGACATCCTAAACACCGATTATGTGCCTGTCGTCAAAGAAGATGACAAGCCGATAACGATTCATCAGTCGCAAGAAGAAAATCCAGATGCTCATTATTCTCGTGCTAATTATTATAATCTCATTGAAAAAGGAAACGAAGCGTTAGATGGGATTTTAGAAGTTGCGCGTGAGTCTCAACATCCGCGAGCATATGAAGTTGCTGCAAATATGATCAAAAATCTCTCTGATGTTACAGAGAAACTGATGATTCTTCAAAAGCAACAAAAAGATTTGAACCCTCAAAAAGCAGAGCAAGCAGGACCGACTAATATTAATGTCGACAAAGCCGTGTTTGTTGGTAGCACAACGGAACTGTTAAAGCAGATAAAGAATGAATCTGCCAAATAAAGTCAAGAATTATCTTGGCAATCCGCGCCTCAAGCGCGTGAATATGCCAATGCAACTCACGGAAGATCAAGTCCGCGAGTATGTTAAGTGTGCTGAAGATCCAGTATACTTTATTGAAAACTATGTCAAGGTTGTTATGCTTGATAAAGGGTTTGTTCAAATCAACCTTTATCCATTCCAAAAAGATGCAATTGATAAGTTCAATAAAAATCGACGCATTATTGTAAAGGCTGGTCGTCAGGTCGGAAAGACCACGATGGTTGTTGGCTATATTCTTTGGTATGTGCTTTTCAATACTGATAAGTCGGTTGCAATTCTTGCAAACAAAGCGTCTACTGCTCGTGAAATTCTTTCACGCATCAAACTTGCATATGAAGCATTGCCTCATTGGATTCAGCAGGGCGTCAAAACCTGGAACAAGGGTGACATTGAGTTAGAAAACGGTTGCCGCATTCTTGCTAACTCAACGGCATCAAGCGCAATTCGTGGTTTCTCCATCTCGCTTCTATACCTTGACGAATTTGCGTTCGTTCCAACAAATATTGCGGACGAATTCTTCACTTCTGTTTATCCAACTATTTCATCTGGTACAGAGTCTAAAATTTTAATTTCCTCGACGCCAAATGGTATGAACCACTTTTACAAGATGTG